GATCTTAAAAACTTTTCGGCAAACTTCTTTCCTTTATCTGTACTAAAAGCTTCCACATTCATAACAAGAATATGGAGATCATGACCTGTCTCAAATAAACGGTTTAATTTTTCTTGTTGTTTTTTATTAATATTAGCTTGCCACATTACGGTCACTTTTTCTATATGATCTGGTAAGTGAGTTGGCAATTCCTGGTTGTACCAAGTAGATATAACTCCTTTAGGAGCAATAATTAAGGCTCCATCAATTCTTCCTTTATCGTATAGCATAGCCATATTATCAATCAGAACTTTTGTTTTCCCTGTTCCCATTTCCATAAAATAGGCAAAAGATTCTTTATTCCAAGAACGCTCTAAAGCGTCCATTTGATGTTTATAAGGCGGCGTCTTAAATTTATACTTCATTTTTAAATTCTTTCTATTGACTTGTTATATAGGATGTATTATATATGTCAAGTATGAAAGTAGAAAAAACCGTAGATTACGGAGACGTTAAAAAGAAGAAAGTACCAACAGTCTATGTGATACAGGAAATACCTGGCACTAGAGACGGACGTCCTAAAATAAATATAATGGGGGCGGCTGAATATGGGATTTTTAAATTCTTATTACCGGAACTTTCACAGATGATATTTTCTCCAGGTCCTTTAATTTTTAAACTAAGAGAAGGTTTAAAAAATTATACTCTGGAAGATTACCTGTTATTAACAGGAGACCCTGCAATTATTGGTGTTGCATGTGCTATAGTATCTGATATGACCAATGGTAAAATTAAATTGCTTAAATGGGATAAACAAGAAAGAAAATATTATCCTATTGAAATTAACTTATATGAGAAAGGAACACCAGATGCAATCAATTGATTTTGAAAAAGACCAAGAAGAAGTTCTTGATAAAACAGAGAACATAGACAAACTTGGAGATAAAATAAAACAACTACAGGCATTACAAACACAACTTGTAATACAAGAAGATGCTCTTAAACAAAAGAAAAAGGATATAGAACATTTATCCGGAGAAGTTATTCCTACTATGTTATCAGAAATGGGATTATCTTTTCTTAAACTTTCTGATGGATCATCAGTAGAAGTTAAGACAAATTATAGCGCCACTATTACTCTAGCCAAAAAAGAGGAGGCGTTTAACTGGCTTCGTCAAAACGGTCTGGGAGATATTATAAAGAATGAAATTTCTGTATCTTTCGGTCGTAACGAAGACAACAAGGCAGCGAATTACGCTGAACTTGCGAAGGGTCAAGGGTTTGAACCGACACAAAAGTTGAAGGTTGAACCCATGACTCTGAAAGCGCTCGTCCGTGAGCGTCTCGAGGCAGGAAAAGAAATGCCAACGGAACTTTTCAACATTTTTGTTGGAAATAAGACAACTATAAAAAGGAAACAATAACCATGAACAAAGAAGCAAACATCACGAAACGTGATCAAGCAGGCGCATTAGCAGAGAGTATATTCGAAGCTGATGCAGGTCAGGGTATTTCGAATATAAAGCAGGACGATCTTGCTTTACCATTCTTAAAAGTACTTGGCCAATTATCCCCTGAGTGTAATAAGAGGGACGCTAAATATGTCGAGGGGGCAGAACCCGGCATGATCATCAACACCGTTACAAACGAAGTGTTTGATGGCGTAAAGGGGATAGATGTTTTGCCAGTGTATTACAAAAGACAATACATTGAATGGCAAGACAGAGGTGAGAGTCAAGGAGCCCCGGTACATATCTATGAAGCCGGTGATGACATACCGCAAACTACAAGAGACAAAGGAAATAAAGATAGATTAGCTAATGGCAATTATCTTGAAAATACCGCAAGTCACTTTGTAGTTGTACTCGGTGACAATCCATCTTCAGCTTTGATTTCTATGAAAGCGACTCAATTAAAAATTAGTCGTAAATGGAACTCAATGATGATGGGGATTAAGATGCAGGGTAAAAACGGTTTGTTTACTCCGCCAACTTATAGCCACATTTATAAACTAAAAACTGTTCAGATGTCTAACGATAAAGGAACATGGTTTGGTTGGGATGTATCAAAAGTTGGTCCCGTGACTAATAAATCAGTTTACCAGATTGCTAAGGCTTTCTCGAACAATGTCTCTAAAGGCGCTGTTCAAGCTAAGCATGGAACTGGTGAATCCAAATCCGACGCACCTTATTAAAGAATTACCCACGAGGTAATTAGTTTGGGCGGTGGAAGCTAGCGTGGAAACCGCCCTTTCTAAGGATATTAGTTATGAAGAATTTTATAGATTTATTTACAGGATTACAGAGAGCGCATGGGTGTACCTACGTTGAAAAGAAAAACGCAGACGGCACTAAGATAAAAGGAAAATCATTTGTTAAGCGTGAACCTGTAACAGAAAAACATTGGCAAGATCATTTAAATGGAATTGAACCTAGTCTAGGTATTATACCTATTAATGAAGAAAACAAATGTAGATGGGGATGTATTGATGTTGACAAATATAATTTAGATCACAAAAAAATTATTAATCTTATAAACAACTACCAACTCCCACTTACAATGTGTCGTTCTAAAAGTGGAGGAGCACATATATTTTTATTTAGTACGGTTCCAGTTGATGCGTCGTTGATGAGAGATAAGTTATGTTCGATAAGCGCCTTTTTGGGATTTGGTAATGCAGAAGTTTTTCCAAAACAGGTTGAATTAAAATCGGAAGATGATACAGGAAATTTCCTTAATTTGCCATACTTTAATTCCAAAAATAGTACAAGATATGCCTTTAATTTTAAGGGAGAAGCCATTACAATATCGCAATTTTTTTTATCAGTTAAACGACTCACTCCAGAAGAATTAGAAAAATTAGAATTAAAAAGACCTGACTCAGAATTTAAAGATGGTCCACCTTGTATTGAATCTCTTACACAGAATAAATTAAATGATGGTAGAGATAGAGTGATCTATCAATTCATTCAATATGCAAAAAGAAAATGGCCAGAGGATTGGCAAAAACATATTAACGCATTTAACTACAAATATTTTGACCCACCATTAGAAGACAGAGTTATTCAAGACAAAATTAAATATCATGAGAAAAAAGAGTTAGGATTCAAATGCAATGAAGATCCTATGTGCAATCATTGTGATAAGAAGTTATGTTTAACCAGACCATTTGGAATTAAAGGACAGTCTTTATTTCCAGATTTAAATGATCTTCAAAAAATTAATTTAGATGAACCTTACTACTATGTAAACGTAGATGGAGAAAGAGTTAGATTAAAAGACACATCTTATTTACAAGAACAAAGATTATTTCAAAGAGCAGTGATGGAACAAGTTAATAAAGTTCCTCCAACATTAAAGAAAAAAGAATTTACAGATATGGTTAAATTATTATTTGCAGGGATAGAAATAATAGAACCACCTAAAGGATCTTCTAAAGTGGAACAACTACTAGATCATTTAGAAGAATACTGCACAGACCGAACAGCATCAGGTGCTACTAAAGAAGATATGGTCAATGGATTAGTGTGGACACATGAAGGCAAACATCATTTTATATTTAGAGAATTTTTTAATAAGTATTTGTTAAAGAGAAGATGGACAGAGAAGTATGATGAGACACAACTATTACTTAGAGATAAGTGTGGTTGTACTATTGATAGAGTAGACATAGGAAATAAAAAGAAAAGCGTCATGGTGATAGGAGAATTTAAACCAATGGCTGATGTTTATAGACCAAAACAATTTAAACCTAAGGATGTATTTTGAAAACTATTGTATTGGGTCCACCAGGAACGGGTAAGACCACAACATTATTAAACGAAGTAGATAAACATTTAAAGAATACGGACCCAAATAAGATTGGGTTCTTTTCATTTACACAGAAAGCTGCGTATGAAGCGAGAGATAGGGCTATGGAAAAATTTAATTTTAGCGAAGATGATCTTCCATACTTTAGAACATTACATTCATTAGCATTTAGAAGATTAGGTATTAAGAAAGAACAAGTAATGCAACGTAGGCATTATGAAGATCTTGGTAAAAAGATTAATATGCGTATTGATTACAATGAATACGATCAAGAACAGACAGGTTTATTCACAACAAATAGTGAGTATCTACGAATTATACAACTAGCTAAGCTACGAAATATAACACCAGAACAACAATACAATTTAAAAGAACATAGTCAGGATCTATCTGTAAGGGAATTAAAAATACTAGCAGGTGAACTAGACTCATACAAAAAACAATACAACTTAATTGACTTTAATGACATGATTACAGACTTTGTTAAGTCTGATGCGTCTCCTAAGTTTGATGTTGTATTTATAGACGAGGCACAAGATCTATCGCGTATGCAATGGGACATGGCTAAATCTATATGGGATAAAACACAAGATAGTTATATCGCAGGTGATGATGATCAAGCCATATTTAGATGGGCTGGCGCAGATGTTGATAGTTTTATAACACAAAAAGGAAGGCTACTTAATCTTACACAATCATACAGAATACCAAGAGCAGTGCATGATGTAGCTATGAATATAGTTGGTAAAATATCTAATAGACTACATAAGGAATGGAAACCTAAAACAGAAACAGGTTTATTATCTTATCATAATGAATTTCAAAACATTGATATGTCTTCTGGTAAATGGCTTGTGCTAGCGAGAACAAGATACATGTTAAATGATTTAGAGAATGTTCTATACTCTAATGGATTATATTATAGAAACAAATTTAAGAAAGCATACGAAAAAGATTTGTATGAAGCTGTAATGGATTGGGAATCATTAAGAAAAGGAATTAATCTTAATGGAGAACAGGTTAAAAGAATTGCTTCTTACATGAAACCAGAACAATTTAGTAAGAAAAGAATTAAAGAAATTATATTAGATAATATTTACAGTATGGGGGAGCTTAAATTAAAATATGGATTAAACACAGAGCAGGTTTGGTTTGAATCTTTTACCGCAGCTCCAGAAAAACAAGTGCATTACATAAGAAAGATGAGAAAAAATGGGGAAGAATTAAATAAAGATCCAAGAATTACTTTATCTACTATTCATGGAGTAAAAGGTGGTGAAGCAGACAATGTAATTTTATTAACAGACCTTAGTAAAAACACACAATCAAATTATGAAAGATATCCAGATGATGAGAACAGATTATTTTATGTAGGTGCAACGAGAACAAAAAATCACTTGCATATTGTTCGTCCAAAGGATATTTATAAGTCTTACAGAATATGAAGAAAGATACATATAAAAAACAAATAGGCGGCGACCACTATTGTTCGATGGTCATTCAGCCCAGCGAGTTTATAAATAAAAATAACATTCCGTTCGCGGAGGGGAATGCTATTAAGTACTTGTGTAGGCACAAACAAAAAAATCAAAAAGAAGATTTATTAAAAGCTATCCATTACTGTGAGATGGCAATTGAAAGAGACTATAGTGATGATACTTCACTTCCTCTTCCTCATGGTTTTAGTTTTAAGAAAGAAAATAAATAATGAACTGTTGGCACTGTAATAAAGAATTAATATGGGGTGGGGACCATGACATTGATGAAGAGAATGATACTTATTCAATGGTGACTAATTTATCATGTCCTAGCTGTCATAGTTTCGTAGAAGTATATTATCCAAATGAACAAACACAGAAGGAATATAAAGATTATGAGGAGAAAAAATAATGCAAGTACCTTTATTTAAACCACAAACCGAGTGGATCCCACCTACAGATTTTCCAGACCTATCTAAATACGATGAAATTGCAATAGACTTAGAAACAAAAGACCCAAACCTTAATGAAAGAATGGGATCAGGATCTGTTGTAGGCGTAGGAAATGTCGTAGGA